CCGGCCATCAAACCAATAAACCAGCCACCCTTCGTGTTGGCGATCTGCGAAGCTTTTACCCGCACTTCGATTGCCCATGGTTGCCCACCGCTTGAAGTGATCGGACAGCCGGTCCACTGCACGCAGGCTTCCTCATTATCGGCGGTCGAGAATAAAGTCAGTTCCCCAACGCCCGCCGCTCCAGGTACCACTGCGATCAACGCGCTGGCGTCGGTGAAGCGGCTGTCCGGTATATTTTCACCGTGCGCGAAATCGCATTCCAGCAACGAACCGGCGAAGGGATTCTTTCTCATGTCGGACAAATTGAAGTTATTCCAGATTGCCGCCGTCGGCAACTGTACCGCGGTCCGCGATCGAGCCGAACTGGCCGCGGTGTCATCATCCCCGCGCTGGGGCAGGCATTCGATGACATCACCATCAGCGGTTGCCGCAACTACCGCCTTACCGATCGAATCGCCGTTGATGGTTGCCGAAACTTTCCCATCGTCGGCGGGCCATATCCGGCCCCCGGCGGAAATCGCCCCATCGGCGGTCATTTCGACCGTACCACCGGCGTTGTCCAGACGTACCCCGACATTCGTGGCATCGTCAATCCCGTATTCCGTTGTGCCAATCCCGGCATCGTTTTTGTCGGCATAAATAACCGAGCCGCCGCTGAACTTTACCCGACGATGGGCGATCAGCGCTTCCGCCGCTAGTAATGTTATGACATTTCCTTCAATCATTTCAAATTCCTTTCGTTCTTATTTTCTTTTTCAGAATTTTTACGTTTATATCACTCTCCCCCGTTCGCGGCGTTCTTATCTGCGCCGCTCTTCGACCACCGTATTCTCATCCAGCATCGCCTGATGCTCCTTCCGGTGCGTTACCGTACATTTACTGATCGCCTCGGACACTTTGCACTTATGCTGCTCGGCGTAAGCCCTGGCAATTCCCATAAACTTCTCGGTGGTGTTGGTTTTCTCATCGGCGGGTTTCTCCGGGGGTTTCTGCTGATCGGAAAATTCCTGCACGGCCGGATCAACTTTTTCCCCCGTCTGCTGCTGCTGTTGCTGCTGCTGCTGTTGCTGTTCGCCGGCGGCGTTCTTCGCCCGTTCGGCTTGCTGGGCCTTGAGCTTTTTGTTTTCCGCCGCAATCGCCTCGGTCATGCTCACCCCGGCCTTGAACTGCTCGACCAGGAAAGCCGGATCGTCGCCGAACTGTGCGCAGAACTTTCCGAACTCCGCCCGCACATTGGCCTCACCTTCGCTTACCGTTGCGGCATAAATTTCCGGGTGCGCAGTTGCGAAAGCTGCTTTGGTCATTTTTTCATCACTCATGATATTGATCTCCTGTTCTGTTATTTGCTCGAAGGTAACGGTTTTGGTTTTTCCCAAAGCGCCAAAGGTTACGATCGAACCTTCCAATATTACTGCCTTTCGCATTACTGCGCCCGGCCCTGTTAGTTTATTTCCGTTCACGGTTACGGTTACACCCTCGGCAATCTGCTCGATCTTGGTTTTGCGAGGATCAAAATACAAACTTGCCTCAAAAGGATAACCCTCGGCGGCATCTTTGCGTATTTCCTGGGCAATCGCATTGCTCAAAAACTTCCCTTCCAGTTCGAACTTGCCGTCGAAACTCGCCTTATCGGCAATCCCCACCCGCCGCTGGGTATCGTGCGAATCTAAAACCGGGATCTTCGGCTTTGCCAGTTTCATAGTTTCCAGATCGAATGCCATATTGCCCCAAAACCAATGATTGACCACCGATCCGTCATAGAGTGTCAGCCGGAAATTGTTTTTATCCTCACTGTCGGCAAACTCAAAAACCCCGCTGCTCTGAAATTCAAACGCCCCTTCGGGAATCTCTTTTTTTATCTGTTTACCCATAATTGATCCGAACCTTTATGCTGTTTTCGTTTTAATTTCCGGCTCCGGTTTTAATTCCTTAAAATCGGCGGCCTCTTTAAATCGCTGCTTTTTGATCGTTTCGTAATCGCCCGCTTGTTCGCTGATAATATCCAGCAACGTTGAACTCCCCAGCTCGACCGCTTTGACCTTGGCGGTAATTTCCTTTAGCGGATCGACGTAGGGCCAGCGTTTGCAGATCACCTCGTGGCGGTATTTGTCCGAGCGGTCGGAAAGTAGCCGGCTTTCGATCCAGCTATCTACCTTCCGCCTCCAGACTCTCGAACAAAATGGTTTTACGCGGTTATCCTGTTCCGCCGTCCAGCTCTCCTGTACTTTCTGATAGGCGACGCGGGTATTCATATAGGTTGCCCCGGAAAAATCACCGGTGGTCAACATCAGCGGCATTAAAAGCGGCCGCCCGATAATCATTAACATCTTCGAAACAAACGGATCGAACATGGCCCCCGGTCGGCTCTGGCCGATCCCCACGGCGGTTTCTCCATCCCGCCCGTAAAGCACCGTGCCGGCCCCGATTTTCTCCAGCTTTTCGCCGTCCTCGGTTTCACCGGTGGTGCTGATGCCACCGGTATATTCGTTGGGGCCCTCAATCATCGTATCTTTGCGGGAAATGAACATCGAAAAACAAGCATTAACACACGCCGCCACCAGCTCGGCATCGATGAATTTATCCAGCTTGTCAATCTTGTCAATTGACGCCGTTAAAATCGGTTCGCCCCGGCTCTGACTACAGCGTTCCGGATCGAACATCAAATGCACCTGATCGGCGATATAACTTCTATAGCTGGTCGGCTGAATATAGCCATGCTCGCCGGGCTGGCCGATATAATATCCGATTACCCGTTTGGTTAGCTTGCTGACCGCCACCCCGTTACATATCGAAAAGTTCTGTGGGCTTGATATCAGTCGCGGGGTGCCGATCTGATCGCCCTCGATCATCTGCAGGGTGTCATTGTCAATAAATATCGTGGCGGCATCCCCATCCCGCCGGTAACTCAAAAAATAGATGCGCAGATATTGATTGAAATTAAAACGCCCGGTGATATCGCAGGGCTGGTCGATCATTTCTTCCCGCCATAAATCCTCGGCGGTTTGATTCCATTTATCATCATCGGTTCGTGCCTGCATCTGCACGCCCGATCCGATCAGCCCATCGCGTTCAGTCTTTAGCAGTCCTTTTACCACCGCGTTATTCCGCATCAGTTCCCGACTGATTTCCCGGAGCTGATATAACGCGGAATAGGTGAGTTGCTGATCGGCGGTTCCCCCGGTGCCAATTCGTTTGCGTCGTGTACGGGTTTTGTCCAGGGCATCATAGGCAAATTGATACTGCTTGCGCTTCAATGCCATTTTCGGACTGATCGCCAGAAACAGACCGTCGAACTTTTGCGCCAGCGTTGTTTTTGATTTTGATCTATTCTTTCGCATATTTAAAACTCTGCCACCCGGCGATCGCCCCCGGCGGCGCGGACAATGTCGGCTTCGATTTTATCTTTGCGTTTGTATAAAACGGCTAAAGTTGGAAAGGTTGTAACCCGCCCGTCGGGGCTGGTGATCTGCTGCACACCGCTTTCGACTTTGGCAATCGCCTCATCAATATCTTCAAGTTGTTGGGCCAATGTCCTTGACATTTATGCTTATGCCTCTGAGTTGGTTTCGTTGTCATCCTCGATCAGATATTCGATCAGCTCTGCTTTGCCGGCTTTTTTGACCTCCTCATTGATCTCATAGCCCCGCTTTTCTATTTCCACGATCAGCTTTTTTTTGGAAAGCTTTTTATAAGCGGCGGCGTGATCTACGGCTTCGGGATCGGGCAGAGCTTTGGTGGGCGGATCGGATCGGGTCGTGATTATCACATCGATCAGCTCGGGACGATTTTGCTCGATCTGTTCGACGGTCAAGTTCTGCATAAACTGGGCCAGCGTCGCGGTTTTCTGATCGCCGGTATCCACGGTCAAGGCTATTCCCGCTGATAATGGTGCCCCACACTTCCGGCATTTTTTCCGCTTGCCGCCCTGAACAATTCCCACTCTGCCACAATTCGAACATTTAATCCGGGCCATTTTAAAATCCTTTCAAAATTAAACTTACCGGTCGGTTTTCTTAATAATGGGCCACAAATCCGCCCGGTGCCAAATGAAATCCATTTTTTAGACAAAAAGTTGCTTTTGGGGGTGTATTGGGTGCCGGGCGGGACCGATCGGCCCAAATAGGCACACTTTAGGCCCATTAAAATGGATTTTAAGGGGGTGTAGCCGGGACCGAAACGAATGACAAACCGCACCCCCGGCAAAGCCGATATCGCTGAAAAACTTCCCCGCCCGGCGTTTTTTTGGTTCCGGTGATTTTGATATTTACCCCGCCGCAGTTCGGGCAGCGGAGTCGGGGCGGTTCGGGGATCAACGGTAAGCCGATCAGAGACACCGGCGGGGGGATTTTCTGCCGTCGCTTTGGCGGCGTCTCGATCAGTTCGGGCATATCATCCAAAATTCCCATCGGTCAAACTCCCGGCAAATCATCAAGCAGGCCGCTACCCTCCAGCACCCGTTTGCGCAGTTTTGGTTTTGGCGGTTTGGTATCTTCGACGTCTCCGACAATCCGCACCCCGCAAACCGCCGCCGCCGCCGCCGATAAATAGGTAGCGTCCAGGTAATGATTATTGCGATCCCGTACATCGAAAAATTCCCTTGTGCCCTTGCCTGGTACAAAATCCCTTTTCCAGATTTCGCTTACAATATGCTTGCCATAGGTTTTATGCTTATAGGGGTCATCGCCCCAAAGGGTGATCGATCCTGGCCGTTCGACCGGTGTTAAAAAACCATTCTGCACGGTCAACTTCCAATAATCCGCATTCACATGATAAAGCCAGATGCGGTCCTGCTGCATATAGCTTGCCCAGTATTTATGACCGAATCTGCGCATCGCCCCCGGGGTCGTGGGTGGATTGAACTTGGCTCGCTCTACCGATCCGTACCCCTTCGATGCTCGATAGCGCGGGGATTTACAGCCCTTGACAAAATTATAAATCGCGGTATCCATCCAGCCGGCGTCAATTAATGTTACATCAATTTGTTTTTTCGCCGCCGCCTCGATCTGCCAGCCATCTGCTGTCCAGTCGCGCCATCCCATCAGCGCCGAAAAAATCGCATCTTCGACGGCCCGTCGGTTTTCTGGATCGGTGAGCTTGCCGGAAAGCGGACTGTGGATCTGTTCGGTTCCGTAATCGACGATGTGTCCGATGAGTCCTTTTTTCCAGGCAGTTACCACCCAGAACAAAAGCCGCCCGCCGATATCGATCCCGGCGGTCAGATAATCGGTTCCTGTCGGCACTAATCCCCGGGCCTTACCGCTGCATCTTTTTTGTACCGCTGTTGCGGTAAGCCCGCTGGTTTCGGTGGACTCCTGCTCGATCGGTTCGTTCTGATATTCCGCCGCAAATGCTTCCCACCCCATATCGGCGATCAGATTATAGGCGTGTTGCAGGGCACTCACTTCCAAAAGCGTATCGTCCTGCAGTAATAAAATATTTTTAAAGCGGTGGGGATTATTTACCACCCCGCCGGCATCCATGATTGCGCGGTTCTCCATGTAAAACGCATGTGCCCGCCGGGCGGTATTGTCGTTATTGAGCTGATCGCGGATCCGCAACTCTGTATAAGTTTCCCAAAGATCCTCGCGGTTCGGCGTCTGTAACAAAAATTTCTGCCGCAAGCCATGCCAGGCCGGGTTCTTCTGCCGGTCGGTCAATTGATCGGACAGACAATCCTTCCGACTGATCGTGCATAGATAACCGACAGCGATCTTTTTACCGGGTCCCGATAGTCCTAAAACATCCTGCCGGATCGTTTGGCCCCGGGCCTCCGTCTGGGCAAAACTATTGGCCGATTCCCGCGTTTCAATATCGTCGCACAACACCAGGTCCGGACGCAGACTTTTCCGCACCAGGCCCCGAATCGCCGAATCGACGCCCCGCGTGGTAATAATCGCCCCGCTTGCGGCTGACCCGCCCACAATGGGCATTCTTATGTGCTTGCCGCTCCATTTAAAATTAGTTCTTACCCCGTCGATTGTCTGACCTTTCGCTCGGGCCGGGGCCCCTTCCAACGCTCTTATCGGGTGGCAAACCTCCGGAAAATCCTCGTATAAAATCGCATTGGTTTCATATTCATCTTTGATATCATCTAGTATCCCTTCGGCAAATTCGCCGTTGGCACCCAGCAAAACAATATATTTAATCAGGCCGTAAAGTATCCCCCAGAATCCCCCGACGATCCGCATGATCGAGCTTTTACCATCGCCCCGGGTCGCGGCGATCGCCTGCAGGCCCCCGACATACATTCTATCGACCACACATTTTATCTGTGTTTCCTGATCGGGCGTAAACGGATTGTAAAAAACGTGCGGAAAATAATATCGGCAGAATTGATCCGGTTTATTTCGGCACTTTCTTCGTCGGCGCTCGTTTACCACCGCGGGCAGCGGGCCGATCTCCCTTTCGGCCTTGCGTTTTTTTGCCATTATCCGCGCCTGGTATTCTCTTTGCTGGGCGGCGCGCCTTTTTTTCTGCTCCTGATTCATGCGTTAAAATCCTTTCGCTCGCTAATCTGATCAACTCGATATAGCCGACGTTTAAATCATCGGGTGCCAAAAAATCCAGATATTGATCGATCGCCTCGTAGATGGTAACCAGCTCGGCTTGGTGTCGTTCGCCGCCGGGCGTTTCGGATTCGGGGGGGTCCGGCGGATTGGTTTCTGTTTCCGGGATCGGGATTGCCCCCATTGAAAGTTTTTTTAATTCCAGTTCGGCGGCCAGAGCGGTCTTAAAATCTTTGGCTTTCAGGGCTTCGCTGACAATGATTTGCAGACGGACCGCGCTCTTGCCGCTTTCCGGTAATGGTTCCACCCCCGTTAGGTCTCTGATCCGCTGGGCCGCTTCGGTTAAAACCGCATCGGCCTTGGACTCGGAGTAATAAAAATCTCGCCTCAACTTGTCGATGATTTTTATTCGTTCCGCGCCCAGGGCCAGATGCGCCATCGCGGTTTGAATCGCTTTATTTGTTCGTCGGTTCGTAGTTGGCAAAAGCGGCAAGGTCCTTTTTAATATAATACTTTGCGCCGCTTTGCTTTAGCAGGGTTGTAACCTCATTCAGAAATACTGTCCAGTTTATTTTTTTTCGATGTCTTTTAGCCTGGGATCGCTCCCCGGTTTATAATTCAACTTACCAACTTTCCAGTAATCTACGTGTGGTGCCAGGTGCTTAATTACGACTAGGGCTTCGATCGGATCCAGGACCGGCTCGATGCTCACCCAGGTATGTATCCCCAGCTTGTGAGCTGCAACGATTGCTTCGATTCTGCTGTCCATGGGGGCGGCGTAGGGTTCCCATTTCTGCCTAAGGTCATCATTCATAGAGCAAATAGTCGATCCGAACTTAAAATTATTTTGAAGCATCAATTCAAAATCGCCCTGTGCCATTAGCCCGCCTTTGGTAAGCACCTGGGCCCGACAGCCAAAGGTTGCCATAATCTCCAGGGCTTGCGTTGTAATGAGCGCCGCTTCGTCGGACTGGTAGGGATCGCTCATAAAACAGAAAAGCACTTCCCGCGGATCGCCGGAAAGTTCCGCCGCGTCTTTTTCCAACAGCTCCAAAACATCTTTACGCGGTTGCGGATTGCTCATCCATTGTTCCCGGCTCTGCCGCCGGATCCCCGGGGCGTAGCAATACAGACAGCCATGTGTGCAACCGTTAAATAAATTGCAGGCCAGCTCCGCATATTCCCGGGCCTTGCCTCTTGGTTCGTAGATCACTCTCATTTCAAAATTCCTTTCCATTAATAAAAAACGGTTCCAAAACGTTCGCAACATTCACCGCACCGCTTGCATCTATTTTTATTGTGATCGCCGCTCATTATTTCTTGGTTTTCTTTTTAGTTACAGGTTTTTGGGTTACTTTGGTTTTTGTGGTGGTTTTGGTTTTCTTTTTGACAGCTTTGGCTTTTGTAGCTTTTGGTGTACCATCTTCTTTAAGACTTGCCCACGATTTCGGTTCTGTAAAACCTTTACGCTCTGATACCTCTTTGAAAATTGCCCCGACATCGATGCCGGTCAGTTT